TCGGCACGTTCAAACGACGCCTTCTCTTTAGAACCCCCAGGGTTGCCCATTGTAGCCATGCTACCGCCTGGGAGTTCTACACCTTCACCCTCTGATTCCTGAACTCTTTTAGGAGCAGAGCGGTCAGATTCTCTTTTACGACCTTTGCTTAGGCTACTGTTTTTTTTTCGAGGATCGCGTCCAGAGACTTATAGAGGTCGGCTGAAGAGACGGAAGCATTCTTCAACTTGCCCTGTTCACTTACACCGATTTCCTTAGTCTTTTCGCCCTCTTTTTCTACCTTGACCGTTCCCTTTTCGGGATTATGGATGTACTTCTTGTCGCTCTTTGCCTTAGGGTGCTTGAACCGAGTAGTAGGCTTTGAGCCGTAGTTGATCTGAGTTGCCTTGCCTCCGCCGGCTTCCTTGGAAACCGAAGTGGCGCCCTTCTCGAGACCCATTCTTTCCATAATAGACTTTGAGAAGTCTAGTGAATATTCTTCGCTCATATTATCCTCGCTTTTTTCGAGATCAGATTCTTCCGACTTAGCAGCACCACCTGTGCCGACACCCTGCTTTAGAGCAGCAAGCGCCGTTGGGTTGATTTTTTTGTTCGTCAAGGGATTATCTTCACCTTTAAGCGGCCCTCCACCAGCAACATTACCAGCTTCCCGTGGATCCTCAGCATACTTTTTAGAGACCTGACCTGGGTCTAGATTTCTACCGCCAATAACAGCCTTGACAATTTCTTCCATCCTGTCAGCGCCCATAGTCTTGAGTAAATGACTGAGAATAGCCTCGTCGGCTGTCATGGACTTCTTAGCATTCTTCTCAGGCGGGATGGTATCATCATCCTCCATCTCGTCTTCGAATTCATCAGGAAGATTATCAGCTAGATTGTCAGACTTTTGGAAATCGAGTTGTTCTGATTTATTTTTAGCTCGATATTCACGAAGTGCAGCATCTCCAGTTGGCATTTCTTTTCCTGGGCGACTTCCGCCCATTTTAGAAGCCTTTGATCTACGCGTATAATATTCAGCAGCATCTGTTCCAGGTGCTGCAGATCTAGCCGATTGACCTTGTTCAGATTTTCTGTCAGATTTTTCAACATCGTCACCCTCGTCTTCAGACTTTGAAAGGTCGCCATCCTCTATTGAAGCCTTCTTTGTTCCTGTACCGGGCTCGTTAGGGCCAATGCCTGAAGGTTTGCCTTCATGCTTGATAGAATCGGGACGAGCTACTGCAGCATGACCTTCTCCGCCAATGGTGTCTTCTGAGCCATCCTGGAACTCTTCACCTGATTCGTTCTTTTTCTTGCCCTTGAGAAGTTCATCTAAAATCTCCTGAGCCTCTGGGTGCCCCTTGAGTAAAGTAGCAACCGTCATTTCGTCTATCGTATATGATCTCTTCATGGCACCCTCTTTTAGTATTTGTTTATAAGCTCCTTGAGCTTTGGCTTTACCTTCGTCGAATTTCTTCCTACGAGCAATCGCATCAGAAACCTGCGCATTTTCCTCTGGCGTAGTTGTTCTTACGTTCTTAGAATCGATATTAGATCCTATCGGAGGCTTCCTGGCTTTTTCCAAATGTAGCAGCGGTAGCACTCTTCTGTTTTCCATCTTATTTCTCCTTAGCCAAATAGATACGCATCAGGTATCTCTAATTTTGCCGTAAATAGCCTTGGTAAGTCCTCGTAGGCTTGCACACCACCTTGATCTGCAGACTTACCAGCTACAAAGCCGCGAATTTCGTGGCTTGCCGTTATGACGACATAGCTTGGGAAGAAGCTGTATAAAATGCTAAATCCTCTACCCGTGGGAGGCGGATCGTCTTGCCAAATAAGATTGCCCGCCTCGTTTGAATCAACTGCTCGACTTGCCGTATTAAGATTTGTACAATCGTAAGATTTACCATCCTGATCAATAACTTGCATAAGCTCTACAATTGGAAATGTGAACTTATATTCGCGAACTGCAGGATCATAAATCTTTGCTTCACTTCTAAATGTAACAGACTCCTTGAAAACCATTCTGTCGCGTATATTAACCTTGTATTGCGGTTCACATGTTAAATTAACAAAAATGTTTGACATTACACCTGGTTGAGCCACTCTATACGTTAAAGTTTGTTCCTCTCTTCTATTCGAGGAGGGCACGGCCCTTATTTCCTTGTTCAATACATATACCCAACCTGTACCGTTACAAAGACCACACGCCAGCTGTCTAAACTTTAATTCGGTTTGCTCAGCCTTTACTGTGCACGGACAAAACAACGACTGATACCAATCAAAACGGCTTCCGTACTGTTGTATTAAGCCAACGGCCGCCTGAGTATTGTAGTCAATCTTTATAGGATTGAAATGTACCCGGGCTGCTCCCTTGGCAGTGCCACGGTTGAGAGCCATTATGCAGCTACCAGAGTCAATCCATAGTAGTATTGTCTAAGCGTCTTAACTACTTCTGACATTTCTCTTTCCATTTGTCTGATTCTGCCTCCGTATGCAGCGTTTTCAGCCGATGCTGTCGTACTTACACTTTGGCTCAATCCGTCTATCCCTATCGAGTAGCCTGCCAAAGCAGCTTGACCACCGAGAGCAATTTCACCAAGAACATTGAGGACTCCAGTTGTAGCATTCATCGCTATAAGTTGCGCTAGCAAATCCGGAGCATCCTCATCTTCTCCTATTCCTGCAGTATACGAACATCTTAAAATCTGAGGAATGTAATTGGAGCTCGACATCAAAGGCATGAATAGCAACATTTGATTGCCAATAGCAGCACTTGCTAACATTCCGTAATAAGGAATGAGATTTACTTGAGCAGATTTCTTTTTAAGCTGAATCCAAATTGCCGGAATCTCAATAACAGACGTAATGACATTCAATTCTAGCTTTGTAACCTCAACGGCTGGGCGTGTGTTGAGTTGCATATATCCGTACCCGCCCATCCACTCTTCTACACGATAGTCATACGTCTCGTTCTCGATGACTTTCGGACGTATTGCAATATTAAGTAAAAGCTCTGCTCTACTTATTGCAGAATCAATGTAAAACTGAATAGCTGCATCAGTAAGCTTGTCGTCGTCGAATTCAATGGGAATTCTCCAAAGCCAAACTTCTTTAAGCCAGTCAGGCGTGATGTCTTTTATCTTCATTATCTCGGTTTGTCGTACGTTGATTTAGATTTGTGAATTTCCACTGTTTTTTCTAAAGAGTCTATCCTAATAGTATTAACTCTTTGACGTTCCTCAATTACAGCAGTCTTTTCAGCCATCGACACGAAGTTGGGCCGGCTCGACTGAATCAGTTCTGTGACCGTTACCCTGCGGTCAAGATTCCCAAGTTGTGTCAGCATGTAGAAAATCACGCCTAAAGCTGGAAAGATAGCAATTTGAGAGATCTTGAAAATCGTATCCCAAGGAATACCGTCCTTTGATTTACGAATAATGAGCGCTTCATGGCTATCAGTTACTTCGTCTAGCGCCGTTTTGATAAATTCTTTTAACTCTTCTCTTGTAATGTCGTTCATCAATTTCTACCCCTTCGCTGAAGCGTAGGCGATTGTTGCTAGCTCTAAAATTGCAGGAGTAATTATTAGGTCATGATTCTCTTTATGAAAAGAATATGGAGCGTTCTTTAGAAATGCAGATAAATCTAAAGGTGCCACGCCAGTCACTGATAATAGAGTATCAGAATCTACAGTATCGCTAGTATATGAAACCGTTATATCATAATCACTATCTGCAACCGTATATACCACGATAGCCCCGGTCGTATAGTTGATAGTTGAATTCCAAGCATTGCCAGGGTCATCATCTGGTAAAAATAAACCGCTATTACCATATTCGATCCATTTTCCAGCACCATCATCTATCGCGACCTTGACATCGTCAAAATATAACGAGATTGTTCCGGCAAACATGTTGACTATATTTGGAGTGTCGCCTGTACCATCCCATGTCGCTGTAATTTTACCTGAAGCAAAAGTTGTCTCAGCAGCTCCACTTCCCTGAGTATAATCGACGGTTGTAACACCAATACTCATTGTGGTTATCGGATAAAGCCCTATATTGAGTGTTGCGCCGTTAGTTGCCGCTGCTAAGATTATCTTTCTATTGCTGTCATATGGAAATCTTTTGCCGACAATTACCTGAGCCGCTACGCCTGCTCCGCCAGTAAATGATAAATAATTCGGTTTATACTTCATTACTGAATCTGAGTTTACTGAAATAGTTGGAAATATTGACATATCTCTAGCCCTTGAACTCGACGTAAGCAACGGTTATCTCTTTAGCAGCTTCACCGGTGATTACGAGGAACAATGTAGTAATCGCTTTGTATTTGTATTGAGCAAACGGAGCATTCCCGAAAAAATTCGAGAGGTCGAGGGGACCTGCAGTAACTGTGTACGAGAAACGTTCGTCATCTATAGAGAGGCCATCGTTACTAAAGCCAATTTTTATTTCATTGCCATTCGTATAGACAGACGTAATGATATGTCTTATTCCTGGCAATATCGGAAGAGCAACTAAAGCCGTACCGGTTTTATAGTTCGAACGATATTTGATAACGGCTGCAGTGTTTTGAGATATAGTGGGAACAGGAGTTGTATACGCTCCAGTTAAATCAGCCATCATAAACTCCTAACTATGTTATTTCATTGTGTTTACTTTATGCAATTATTGATGCTTTTTTTCCTTTTGATTTCTTGACTTCGGCTGGTGCCTCGGTTTCTTCAACAAACGAGGGTGTTCCTGGGCCTAAATCTTCTTTAATTGCCAGAGTTTCTGCAGCGATCTTCGCCTCTTCAGCAGCAATAGCTGCTTTACGAGCAGCCACGCCCTTAGGAGTAACATCAAGAGTTAATCTTTGAGGTTCTAAACCCAATCCTTTACGCATATTCTCTAAGCGCTTTTGATCAGCTCTTTTTGCATCTTCTTTTATTTTTTCAATTTGAGCGGGAGAAAGAAGCTGTCTTTCTTGAACCGTCATAGTCCTATTGCCAACTCTAACATATTCAGCCATTTTTATACCTCCAGGTATACGATATGTTTATTATAGATTGCGGAAAATAGCGTAGTAAAATATTGAACCGGCTGGCGTAGCATGACTTTCATGTGTAACTGTAAAGCTTCCGTCAGCTGTAGCAGAAACATAAATACCGTCTTCAGTATTGGTTGCGCCAGAAATCATCGCAGAAGCTTTTGCATTCTTTGGTGAAAGAATTACAATATCGCCAGGTTTAATGTTAGCATTCGTAACGACAGTAGAGGTTGCTTGGGCAACAGTAAAATAACCTGTTGCCTTCGCATTGTTATTTGGTGACATCGGAATGTCGGGCTCATAAACAAAACCCGTCTGATTCCCTGCTAAAGGATAGTTAGCCATTTATATCGACCTTAAAAGCTTGGGAAAGCTACATAATTAAATGTTGAGCCCTGAGCTGTTGCAGAGTCATCATGTTCGACCACGAAGCTGCCATTAGCAACCGACGCGATATAGACACCCGCAGCATCTGTGTTTCCCGTAACAAGCGCCGCTCCTTTAGCACTATTTGCCGTAAACAAAATAATGTCTCCGACCTTCACATTCGCATCTACAACGGTCGTTGTAGTATCGGCACCTATTGTGAATGTGCCTGAAGTTCGGGCATTATTATACGTAGCCGTCCCAGGATCAGGAGAATAAGCATAGCCCGGAGAGTTATTAGCATTTGGATAATTCGTCATTTATAGCTCCTTATTTTGCGGTAAAGATTGCATACTGGAAAGAAGCTCCAGAAGCAGCCGTTAGAGCGTTGTTATCGTGTGTCAATAGGAATCCGCTAGTTCCATCGGCTGGGACTGTTGCGTAGACACCTGCTGGAGCGCTATCTTTTGCTCCTGTAACTTGAGTAGCAGCAAGATTCTTAGGAGTAAGCACAACTACGTTAGTTGTTGCTGTAGTTGCTTTTGCCGTCCAGGTCGTTGTGGCATCAGCCAATGTGACTGATCCTGCGAATAAGAATCCTGCACCTGAATAGCCCGAATTACCAGAGTAGCCAGAGATGCCTGAGTAGCCAGAGGTTCCAGAATAGCCTGAAACACCTGAGTAACCCGACGTGCCAATTCCTGAATAGCCTGAATAGCCGCTTATGCCCGAACCAGAGAAGCCTGAATAACCGCTAACACCTGATCCTGAATAGCCAGACTTTCCAGAGTAGCCAGAGTATCCCGAAGTGCCTGAATAGCCAGACTTTCCAGAGTAGCCAGAATAACCGGAAACACCAGAACCTGTAGCACCAGTTCCTCCGTCTGCTCCTGAATAGCCCGAAGTTCCTACACCAGAGTAGCCTGATTTACCTGAATAACCCGAAGTGCCCGAAGTGCCCGAATAGCCAGATACTCCAGAGCCAGAATAGCCCGAAGCACCCGGATTTGCACCTGAATAGCCGGATGTACCCAAACCAGCACCCTCGACTCCTCCAAGCGCGTATATTTTGTTTAGAAATGTCTTGGTACCATCAATGTTCTGATTAGTATTGCCCGTAACAACAGCGCTCGCAATACTTGAATAATCATAACCTGCTTGGTCGCCTGTCTTTGGATAATTCGACATTTAAGTCTCCTTTAGCGATTTTAAAAAAAGGGTCTTAACAGCAGCCGCCATTAAGACCCTCTTGTAAGTATAGTTGCTGTGTAACTATGCTGTCAATTTTTATTGTCTATCAGTATGATTAATACTGAATGTTGATGATCCTTGTCCACTTTAGAGGAGCAAAGATAACCGGAACACCGTAGAGCAGGATCATCCACTTGTAAGCCGGAGCGATCGTTGCTAGATCCATCTTTACCAGCGGAGCCAACTGACGGAAGGTAAGAACGTCAGGAGTCATCTGGCCGATGAATGCAGTGTAAGTGTTAGGAAGACGAGTTCCGTCCCACTTATAAACTGCATCAGCAGTAGCGCCAAGAGGAATAGTCTGTACCCAATACTGAGTTCCAGCGGCATCATCGCCTTCTGTGAGGAAGATGTTGAGGAAAGACGCTGTATTAGCATTAGCATCAACACCGCTTACTGTGAAGACAAGCGTTTCGGTTGTGCCGTTAGGAGTAACCGTACCACCTGCACAAGTCTTGATTGCTGATTCTCCCCACTTATTGCTAAGAGAGAATGAAGCTGCAAAAGCCTTGTTCGGAGCAAGAGTTCCCGTAGAATCCTTGGCTGCAGCAGTCATCGTTGCAGTTACAGAGCCGAGAGGAAGAGCACCAAGAGCAGCAGTAGAAGCACCAGCATTAAGTCCCTGAGTAACCGCCGTGCGGGTCTTCTGCAAGAAGAAGGTTGGCTTGAGGTTAACACGGCCGGCCTGAGTCATAAGACCGTCGATGTTAATGTTGACCTGAGTGTTACCAGAGGCTGTTGGGAGAATTACTCTCTGTGCAGCGGTTCCAGCGAACTCTTCGTTGATCTTAGCAAGAATCGGGAATGGAATATAAAGATCGGTTGGGAAGCCGAAGTTATCAACTACCGTCTGAGCTAGATCATTTACGATCGTTGTGAAAGGCGTGGAGCCAAAAGCGGTATCTCTTAGATCGTAAGTGTTTCCACCTCCGCCTGAGCGAGAGCCTGCAGCACCTGTTCCAGGACCGAGCAACTTGTCCATTCCAGCCCATTCAACATATTCTGCGCCACGAGCATAATCCTGGCCCCAGAAGAGAGAGTTTTCAATCTGACGGAGCATCCACATGATTCCGTTTGAGTTTTCCTGAGCAATAACATCAGGAACCATCGTACGTACTAATGTGAGAGGGTGGCTAACTGATCTGGTTGTTCCAATGAACTTGACCAAAGCAGCTCGTCTTGCATAGTCGGAATTCGACTGGTAAGGGAGCTCACCTTCGGACAAGAATCCGCCGGTTTGAGTTCCGTAAGACGTCAACTGGTTGTACTCTTCAACTGTTGAATAAGCAGGGGACTTAGGAATGTCTTTCCAGAAGTTGATGTGCTTATCGGTGAATGTGATAACTTTTAGGGAGCTATCAAGTGATTCAACTCTAAGGGACGCTGCACCAGTAGTCCCATAGTTCGAGCTACCGAAGGCGTTTCCAGCTACCATTTCACCCGGAGAGCCGATGCCCTCAAGAGCCTTATTGATAGCATTAACGTCCTGCATGTCTCCTAATCCAAAACCTTGTACATCGTTCATTGTGTATTGTTCCTCCTGAAGGGACTGTTACTCGATACCGAGTTTCGTTCTGATGTTTTCTGGCAGAATTGAAGTATCGCCCACGGCATCAAAACGGAGAACCATGTTGGTGTCTACGCCCTGATTTCCCTGCATTTGCATGTCGAGAAGTCGGCCTGAGATTTCGCCCTTGCTAAGCGATGTCTTGCTCAGTGAAGGATTATCAATTCCCTTGATGTTGTCAGCTGATTTAAGTAATGATTTCCTGATGTTCATTGCGTTTGCAATATTCACAATTGCTTTTTCAAGCTGCTCAACTCTATCAAGAGTGGCAACCATAGACTTTGCTAAGCCTGCTTCTACATATTCTGATTCATTGGACTTCTGGATTGACTGTTCAACGAACTCACCGTACTTAAGATCGAGAGCTTCAACAGCCTTGGCAACGATTTCCTTTGTGAACTCATCAATGTCGAGGTAAACCTCACCCGAATCGGCAGACTTTTCAGCATCGTCCTTGTCGTCTTTATCGTCGTCCTTCTTATCTTCGTCGCCCTTTTTCTCGTCCTTGTCGTCCTTGTCATCGTCCTTCTTCGCAAAAGGATTTTCACCCTTTGTCAAATCGGGCTCGCCTTCAGATTTTGCTGAAGTTGTTGCCGTTCCGGGTTCATTCGGACCAGTTCCGCCGCCTTCGTGCTTAATCGTAGCGGGACGGGCTACAGGAGCTCTTCCGCC